AACCAAAGTCAGCTAGAGAACCAGAAGAATTAGGTGTCTTTAAAGATATGAATACTGCAAAGAAATCTGCAGAACAGTTTGTTAAACTTATGGGTGAAGATATATCTGAAGGACTTGATGTTCGTAAAAGAATTATCGAACAAACACAAATTGATGATATGCTTAAGGAAGTGAATTTCTTAGGTGAAAAAAGAGATTTTCCACAAGTACAAATTGATCAAATAGCACAACTAACTGATAAAAATGACCATAATGGTTCAGTTAGAATGTTAGCACAAATGCTTGGAAGAAAACCAGAAGCTAAAATAATGGACCATATAAAAGGTATTCATAAAGTTGAAGGCAGTATGTCTCCAAGTTTAATTGCATATAGAACAGAGATTATGAAAAGACTATTAAAACTAGCAGATAGAATGTTTAACAACGCCAAAGAAATAGACAAGGCATTTTAAAAAGGAAGAACAATGAAACTAATATCAGAACAATGGTGTGATAATATAAATTACCTAATCGAACAAGACCCTAAAACAGGTAAAGATAATGTATATATTGAAGGTATTATGTTACAAACCGAAGTAAAAAACAAGAACGGACGCATATATCCAAAAGAGATAATGCAGAAAGAAGTTAAAAGATATACAAAAGAGTATATCAACGAAAAAAGAGCCTATGGAGAACTAGGGCATCCAGAAGGACCAACTATTAATTTAGAAAGAACATCTCATTTAATACAATCATTAAAAGAGGACGGCAATAATTTTGTCGGTAAAGCAAAAGTTTTATCTACTCCTATGGGAGAAATTGTCAAGAACTTACTAGCCGATGGTGCTAGACTTGGTGTTTCAAGTAGGGGTATGGGTTCACTTAAAGCATCATCTCAAAAAGGTGGTGTTCAACTAGTGCAATCTGATTTTCAGTTAGCAACAGCTGCTGATATCGTAGCAGATCCTTCTGCTCCTGACGCGTTCGTAAACGGCGTAATGGAAGGAGTTGAATGGATTTGGGATAATGGTGTTATAAAAGCACAGAAAATTGAAGAATATAAACATTCAATTAGACGAGCTAAGACACATAAACTTCAAGAAGTCAAATTAAGAGCTTTTTCTGACTTTCTTGAAAACTTATAATATATAAATAAGTATAGAATAAAATTAATATTAATTTATATTTTTAATGGAGAGTATTCTAATGTCAAGCTTAGAACACACAATAGAAGAAGTTATAGCAGAAGGCGTATCTAGCGATAAAAAGGAAATTCAACACGAAGTTCCTGGTAAAGGCGGAGCCGCTCCTGCAGCTAAATCTAAAACCGACCCTGATGCTGAAAAACACGCTTCAGATGCTGCGGCTAAAGCTGGTGATGCAACGAAAGAAGCACCCAAAACTAACCCAGCACCTAAAGGTGAAAAAGGCGAAGAGGTCAGCGACGGTGAAACAAAAGTAGATAAGACATCTATACCTAATCAAGAGGAAGTGGAAGATGATTCTGAAACTCCACAATTAGATGAAATGTCAAAATCTGAATTGTTAAAACAAGCCGTAGCGTCCATGAAAGAAATGGACCTTAAAGCACTTAGAGCAGCGCATGCTGGTTTGAGTGAAGCGGACGAAGATGACGGCGACGAAGAAAAATCAGAGTCACTAAGTCGAAATGCACTTATTAGAGGTGTAGTAGAAGCTCTTAAAGATAAATCAGTTAAAGAAGTCCAAGATTTTATTTCAGCTATGTCAGAAGAAGATGAAGTTCAAGAAGATGCATCTGATGATGATAGAGATGAAGATAAAGGCGAAGGCGAAAAAATTCAGAAGAAAACTACTCCTGTAGAGTCTAAAGAAGATCAGAAAGAAATGGAAGATGAAGATGAGGACGAAGAAGAGGAAGAAGAAGAATCTGTCAAGAAAGAAGATGTTGATGTCGATATGACTGATGACATTAATGCTCTTGTCGCTGACGAAGATTTATCCGAAGAATTCAAAACTAAAGCTAAGACTATTTTCGAAGCAGCAGTTGCAAGCAAACTAAAAGAAAAAGTTTCTGAAATTGAAACTCAATATGAAGAAACTACTAAAGAAGCAATCGAAGAAATCAAAGAAGATTTGACAGAAAAGGTTGATTCTTATCTTAACTATGTTGCAGAAAGCTGGGTTTCAGAAAATGAACTAGCGATTGAGAGAGGTTTAAAAACCGAACTCACAGAAGATTTCATCAATGGTTTGAAAAAACTATTTGAAGAACATTATGTGGAAGTTCCAGAGGACAAGTTTGATGTAGTTGAAGAACTAGCAAACAGACTTGACGAACAGGAAGATAAATTGAATAGTGAAGTTGCAGAAAACATCAAACTATCTCAAGATGTCGAGGAACTGAAGCGTGAAAAAATTATCAGCGAAGCTTCAGAAGAACTAGCTGATAGTGAAAAAGAGAAGCTAAAAGAATTAACCGAAGATGTTGATTTCGAAAATGAAGAAAATTTCGTAGAGAAAGTTTCTACATTGAAGGAAGCATATTTCAAAGGTGAAAAGCTTGAAGCAGTCTCTGATGAAAGTAATGTGGCTTCTAGTGATGCCGATTTCTCAGGTGATCAACCTGTGAGAGATGGTATGACTAATTATACTGCCGCACTAAGTAAATTTGCTAAGTTAGATAACTAATTTAGTGTTTTAAACGGGGAATAAACAAAATGTTTATGTCAGAAAACCTTCAAGAAAAATGGCAGCCTGTATTGGAGCATCCTGATCTTCCAAAGATCGAAGATAGCTACAAAAGAGCAGTTACTTCCGTAATTCTTGAAAACCAAGAACGCGCAATAAGCGAAGAAAGAGGTGCTTTAAACGAAGCATTTGGTGACGGTCAAGGTACTGTTGCTGGTGATCCAGGTGGATTCTCAGCGACTGCTGCAAACTGGGATCCAATTCTTATCTCTTTAGTTCGTAGAGCAATGCCTAACTTGGTAGCATATGATATTTGTGGTGTACAACCTATGACTGGTCCTACAGGTCTTATCTTCGCGATGAAGGCAAGATATGTAGATGACAGTTCAGCAGTCGCAAGAACAGAAGCTCTGTTCAACGAAGCTGATACTGACTTCTCTGGTTCAGGTACTCACGCAGGAACAGACCCATTCGCGTCTAGTTCTGCTAACACAGCAATTCAAACAGGCTACACTACAGGTGCAGGTGATACTACAGCTACTGCAGAGAAAGATTCTTCTATCGCAGAAATGTCGTTCACGATTGAAAAAGCTACAGTTACCGCGAAAAGCAGAGCGCTTAAAGCCGAGTACACTATAGAACTTGCGCAAGACCTTAAAGCGATTCATGGCCTTGATGCTGAAACAGAATTAGCTAACATTCTATCTGGTGAAATCCTAGCGGAAATCAACAGAGAAGTTGTTAGAACTGTTAATGATCAAGCAAAAATCGAAGGTGTTGCTTCAGAAAGTAACTTAACTGGTACTTCTGTAAACGGACAATTTAACCTAGATGTTGATTCATCTGGTAGATGGTCAGTTGAAAAATTTAAAGGTTTAATGTATCACATTGAAAGAAATGCTAATGTTATAGCACGACAAACAAGAAGAGGAAAAGGTAACTTTATCCTTTGTTCGTCTGATGTAGCTTCAGCTCTTGCAATGGCAGGTGTATTAGACTATGCTCCAGCATTATCAACCAGCCTAGCTGTTGATGACACTGGAAACACTTTTGCTGGTGTCTTAAATGGCAGCATGAAAGTGTATATCGACCCATATTACGCAAGTGCGTCTCAAAGACCTACTGGTGTAACAGCTGGTGAAGGATATTGCACAGTTGGATATAGAGGATCAAATCCGTTTGATGCTGGACTATTCTATTGCCCATATGTCCCACTACAAATGGTGAGAGCAGTTGGTGAAAACACTTTCCAACCGAAAGTGGCTTTCAAAACTAGATACGGAATGGTAAGTAACCCATTTGTTGGATCAACTCCAGCAAACGGATTAGCTGCTACAAGCACTAACTCTTACTACAGAAGTTTCGAAGTTCTAAACTTACTGTAAACTAAATCATAATTTGATTTCAAAGAGCCCGCAAGGGCTCTTTTTTTTGTTATAAATATAAGTAGAGAAGTCAAAAGGACAACTCATACACACAAACACACAGGAGGATATCATGTCCGATTCTAAATCAGGGTTCGAAATCAGAGCCGATTTACTTTCACAAGCACAAGGTTTACTTGAAATGAATGCACAACGCAAAGTTGATGCACATTATTTTAATGTAGATAACAAACTTGAAGCTGGTGAATTACCAGTAATAGAAATTACTGCAGATGAAGTCATTAACACTGCAAGACAGTTAAATGAATTTGTAAATCAAAAATAAGTAAAATACAGGGAGAGTTCATTCTCTCCCTGTTATAAATAATAGTATGGCGTATAGTAAAGAAGTAGTAGAGCGCTTTGAAAATGTTCTTAAAAATCCAGAAAAATTCTCTGTCGGAAGATTTGATCCTAATGACCCTAATGTTGTATCAGGGATGGTAGGTGCACCTTCTTGCGGAGATGTAATGAAATTGGATATGAAATTAGATGTAGATGGTCTGATAGAAGATGTTAAGTTTAAAACTTATGGTTGTGGTTCTGCAATAGCAAGTTCTAGTTTATTTGTTGATATGTTAAAAGGAAAATCAATAGATGAAGCTAAAACTATAACAGACAAAGAGATTGCAGCAATCTTAGACTTACCACCTATCAAATTACATTGTTCAGTTTTAGCAGAAGAAGCTATAACTAAAGCAATAGAAGATTGGGAAACTAAATTAACACATAGAGGTCATAATAACCCACCATTATAAATACTAATATGACAGATAAAGTGCAATTTATCAATACTTTTAGAAGTTATTGTGTACGCATGTGGTTAGATTATTGTGATGAAAATAATGATCCTTTATCTGCACCAAACAGATTAAATTTAGAAGATTATATAGAAAGATACCATGAATGGTTATTAGAAAGATGGCAGGACAGAGATTTAAGAAATGATACAGAAGGATGAAAAATTATATGTAAAATCAGAATTACCTTGGAAAGAACACAAATACCAAGGTTGGTTTTTCTATTATCCTACTAAAAAATTCTACAGATATAATGATATACCATATCACATAAAGGAAGAAAATGGCAACAGCTAATTGGCAATCAGATCAACCAACAAATTTAAATTATCTATCTCCAGTTAATTTTGACTTAGTTATATCGAAATTACCTAAAACTAGATATTTTTGTACAGGTGTGAATATACCTTCAGTTAATTTTAGTGAAGCTATAATGTCCACAAAGTTAGCAATTGAATCAGCTTTACCTGGTGATAAAATAACTTTTGATCCTTTAACAGTAAAATTTGTTGTAGATGAAGATATGAAAAATTATCAAGAGATATTTGATTGGATTATGAGATTAGGACCAGGTATAGATTCTAAAGATTTCGCTTCTTTAGTTGGTCAAGTTAAAACAGGAAATACAGTTACTACTCTTGGTGATGATTTAGATATGTATTCTGATGCTACACTAATGGTTAATACATCATCTAATAATGCTAATATAGAGTTTAATTTTATTGATTGTTTCCCTACAAGTTTAGGAGCTATTGACTTCACAACTGATGCATCAGATGTATCATATGCCGTTTGTGATTTAACAATGAGATACACTTACTACACAATAAAAGCCAGTAGTTAATTGACTTTTCAGCGAAAGCTGTTATAATATATAATATGAATACAAAATTGTCTGACATACAAGAAATGTGGAAAAAAGACTGTAAGATTGATGATATTGAACTTGATGCATCATCTTTACAAGTCCCGGTTTTACACGCAAAATATAGTGAAATTCTCGCTAATCAAAAACTCATTCAAATACGATACGAAAATCAACTCAAAGACTTACAGAAAGACAAATGGCTTTGGTACACAGGTAAGTTAAGTCAAGAAGAAATACAAGAAAAGAATTGGGATTATGATCCCTTTAATGGATTAACAATATTAAAATCAGATTATGATAAGTTTTTCGGTGCTGATAAAGACATACAGACAGCAGTAGAAAAATTAGAATATTGTAGAGTAGTAGTTGAGTATTTACAAGATATAGTCTCTCAATTAACATGGAGACATCAAACAATCAAGAATATTATAGAATGGCGAAGATTTATGGCAGGCTCGTAGTAGATAAACTAGACGAAGTTTATTTATCAGTTTCAACGGAAGATTCAATACGAAAGGAATTATCAGAATTTTTTAAATTCAAAGTTCCTGGTGCTGAATTCATTCCTGCTGTTCGAAAAAGATTCTGGGACGGTTATATCAGACTGTTCAATCTCCAAAAAAATCAAATTTACATGGGACTATACCCATATCTAAAAGAATTTTGTGAAGATAGAGATTATGAATTAGATGGTTGGGAGCCTGAAACAGACATATTTACAATAGAAAGATATGAAGAAATAGTTCAAGATATTCCTTTAGAACTTAGAGATTATCAAAAAGAAGCAGTAGCATACGCAGCACATAATAGAAAGTGTATATTAGTATCTCCTACAGCTTCAGGTAAATCTTTAATGATTTATAGTCTTATACGATATAACTTTCTTAAAAAGAACGGAAAGGCTCTTATTATTGTTCCTACAACATCATTAGTAGAACAAATGTCTAAAGATTTTCAAGACTATGGTTTCAATGGTCCTATTCAAAAATTATATGGTGGAAATAAAAATTATGAAAATGCAGCAATTGTTATAACGACATGGCAAACAATGAGTAGAATGCATAAAGGATTTGGTAATGAATTTGGAATGGTAATTGGTGATGAAGCTCATTTATTTCAAGCTAAATCACTTACAAAGATAATGGAATCATTAACTGATGTTAAATATAAGATTGGGACAACAGGTACATTACAAGATACACAAACCCATAAACTTCAATTAGAAGGCATGTTTGGTCCAGCCTATTTTGTAACTACATCAAAAGATTTAATGGAAGAAGGCACATTAGCTAACTTAGACATAAAATGTTTAGTCTTATCTTATGTAGATGAAGAAAGAAAAAAAGTTAGTAAAATGACATATCCAGAAGAAATGGATTGGATAGTCAGAAACGATAGAAGAAATTTGTTTATAAAAAATTTAGTTAATGGATTGAAAGGAAATTCATTAGTTTTGTTTCAATATGTAGAGAAACATGGTCGGCCTTTGTATGCTGACTTTTCTGAACTCTTTGCCAACGATACAACAAAAAGAAAATGTTTCTTTGTATTTGGTGGAACTGATGCTTTGGATAGAGAAAAGGTTAGAGAAATAGTAGAACAAGAAAACGATGCCGTGATAGTAGCAAGTTTCGGAACTTTTTCTACTGGAATTAATATAAAAAGATTACACAACATTGTATTTGCTTCTCCAAGTAAGAGTAGAATACGAAATTTACAATCAATAGGTAGGGGATTGAGAAAAACTGATGATAAG